ATGAATAACTTAGAATTAAAAGCCCACGTCATCGGGCTTGGCTTGACTGCTCAAGAAGGCGCTGAAATTTCTGGAATGCAGAAGCGTAATTTTAATTATTTACAGGATGGTAGTGTTGCTGTAAAGCAAGATGTTGAAATGAAGTTTTTTTTAATGGCTTCTCATTACACGCTTGTCTTAGACAAAATGCTTGCTGATGTTGAAAAGGCAACTGTTCATAATGAAAATGATCAGACAAAACCCTCTACTGTTAAACCTGTTTTGCCGTTTTTTTATAGTTTTGAATCATTCCAGATGACGACTGAATGCCCTCATGTGACTTATTGGCGTATCTATCAAGCTGTTATTTCTCACTTAATTTTGATTGGCAAAATCACAAAACTTGATGATAGCGCAGAAATTCCAAGTGATTTTGGGATATGGAAGTGGCTGAAAGGTGGGTATGAGCATAGGCAATTACATTAACGGCCCATCTTGCAAGATTATATTTTGTGCTTATTGCGGAAAGATAGTTAATAAATCAGTGCGTGGTCGCAAATTGACATGTACTGATGAATGTGCAGTACTTTACCAACGCTTAGTTTGGAATAGACAACATGCCGAGAAAATGGCAAAGAATCCCGACTATGCTAAAGAGCAATCTGCTAGACAATATGCGCGTATTAAATCTGATCCTGAAAAACTGGCTGCTCATCAAGCAGCTCAAAGGGAAAGGAATCAGATGCCGAATTATCGAGAAAGCCTGCGCAAAAGTTGGAAAAAATACAAGCGTACTAATCGAGATCAAGAAAATAGGCGAATGCGTAAATATCGTGATGAAAATCCAGAAATTATTGCGCAATTGGAAGCAAAAAGACGCGAAAAAAGAAGTGCTGAACGTGAACGTTTAAAGATTGAAGAGCCTGAACAATATCAAGCTTTACTTGAAAAAGAAGCGGAATATCTTCGCAAACTTAAAGCAGAAAAACGTTTGGCTGAACTTCAAAAAGACTTATCTAAATTGGTGAATAACGATGAATGAATTAACAAAGATGCTCACTAAGCATCAAATTGAACAAGCATCAATAGAAGAATTAAAACATGAATTGTCACGTACACTTAAAGTCACGAGTCAATATCTCGTTTACATGTCAATGATTTGGTCGCAACTTAATAAAATGGGTGTGGATCTATCTGGTTTAAAAAGTGGTTTGTTTGAATACGTTCCATTGATTGCAACAAATAAGCTAAATCCAGATTTAGTGATTGAATTTGCAGGAAATAAAACCCTACTTGCTGCTTTAGCTAATGTGCCCATCGAACAACAAAACTGGATCGCTGAAACGAAACAAGTTGCATTTGTTGATCTTGGTGAAAAGAATGAAAAAATTGAGCGCGTACTTGATTTAACTAAAGCAAAGCCCCGTGAAATTTATCAAGTTTTTGGTGGAGAGAATGGGTTTCGCAATCCAGATCAGCAGTATTTATATTTAAAAGCGAAGAGCAAAGTACCAAAAATCCCGAAAACCAAAGAGCGTAAAACGCTCCGCTCTGTTGAGTTTGATTTGAATAATGAGTACATGTTAGTCGGCAAAGATAGCCGAGTGAAAGTCGATACAATACTAAAAGCATTGGGAGATTTATACGAAATCGATATGTACGAAATTATGAGCAAATATTCTGATCGAATTGCAAAAAAATAGCCCTCAATCTGAGGGCCATGCTTCACTCAATTTTTCTTCATTAACTCTGTGTTCATCAGCATATCTTGCCATTTTTGTATATTCTTCGATGCTTCGCTCGAATACGTTTCCGAGCGTTGCACAGTATTCGTTACTGGTTTCGCGGGAAGCTGTGGACAAACGTTTGTTGGCTTCATTGAGTTGCTTTGACAAGCTGTTAGCACTAGACTGAGCAGCAATAGCATCAGCGTTAATTTGCTTAATTTTTGCATTGTAGTTTTGCTCCGCTTTGGTTATTTGCTCTGCCCAAACCTTTTCTTGTTGAGCGGCTTGGACTTTGGCTCTTTCAGTTGCTAGTTGTTGTTGAGTGATGTAGTTGGCGTGTAATCGCTTCTGATCTTTGATTTCAGCAGCTTGATGATTTTGAATAAACAAACAGATGAGCAATAAAAAGGCGAGAAATACAATGATGCATTCTCGCCAGTATTTAAGGACTAAATACAAATAACTCATGAGAACTCCTTGTAAGCATTCGCCAGCTTTATGTCATAATTATTCTTTGCATACTCCTTGCCGTTGTAACTCAGTGCAAAGTTCTTCCAGTCCTGATTTCGCAAATATTTATCAAGCCCATTAGTTTTAATGAAGCGGCACATTGCATCCAATTGACCAGCCTCATCTTTATACATTGCATTGATAAATGCTTGTAATGACGCATAGCCTAGATCTTTCCAGTGATACCCCATCACCTGCCCCAAACCCCATGATGCTGACTCGAGCGCGGAAGCTCGATCATACTGACAAGCTGCATTCAAACGACCATGTTGTGCAGAGTACAAACCATACCCTCCTGATGTTTTTGCACATAGATCTGGCCGTTCACGCATCACTTTGTCTGCTAAAGATGCTTTAGCATTTGCAACTAAGCGCTGCCGAAATACATGGCGTTCAAAAAGAATGACTGGTGTACCGTCGGAATTAAATCCACTGCCCTTGGCTTCAACTTTCATGACAGCTTGTAAGGCTGCTGTTGGTACATTGATGGCTTTGGCAGCTTCTGTGATTTGCTGTAATGTGATTCTTTTACTCATGGCACTTTGCCCCCACTGATAATTGATTTCCAAATAAGAATAAATGTGTCGATTGCCTTACCACCTAAATGCCCTGCTACGCCCGCAATGGCTGCAATTAAGACAATCGGCATTTCCCAGTAAACACATAGAAGAACAGTGATAATTCCTGCAAACCCACTCGTAATCATTTCAGCTATAAGTCGAAAAATTATGTATTTCAGGGGTTTTGGTTCTTTTGAATTGTTGAGCTTATCCATGAATTTCACCAAACCTCCTAGCATTGCTAAAACGACAATCCAACCGTAAGTGATGATTGCTGTAACAACCTCTTTTAGTGCATCTTTATCCATTGTTTTTCCTAATTTTTGGCAATAAAAAAGCACCCGAAGGTGCTGTTAATGTGATGTTTTTGAAATCAGTAACCGACCATACGTGCTGCGTATGCCGACCAGTTTTCCGCAGATTGATATGCGGAAAGCGAAGCTGATGGTACTTTAAAAATGCATGCAGATTTAAGCCCTTCAAATACATTCTCAGTAATAGTAGGGGGTGTAGAACCTTTACAAATAATCTCATCACAATTATACAAATAACGAAATGCCGCGCCTGAAATTGTTGTTAAACCAAACCCTAACGTGATTTTTTTAACAGATATATTATTTTGAAAAGCGCCAGCTCCGATATAGCTAACCAAATCCGGGATAATAATTTCAAGCAATGCAGAACACCCCTCGAAAGCATATGCGCCTATGCTTTCGAGGCTAGAATCAAATGATAAGATGGTGATTTTTTTCCAAGAATTAAAAGCATATCCACCTATAGCACTAACACCATTAACTATCAGCCCAGTTGCATTTGAAAATCCATAATTATAATTTCCAATCATCCAGAACGCTGCATCTTGAATGGTTCCAGACATTGTGATAGTTACAGTTCCAATATTCTGTGGAAAATTATTCCAACTGCCAGATATTTTTATCGCCTCTCCGACCAGCTCACTTGGTGCATAAAGCTCCAGTGTTTTACTTGCCCCGTCTTTCTCGGCTGTAATCGTTATTTTTTCCCCACTTGAATATGATGTTGAAAAAGGGACTATAAAGTCCCCATTTGAATCAGCTATTGTTGTGTACGTTGTCATTCGTCATTAACCTCAATTGTAATAGACGCACCTGGTTCTGACTTGCCTCTTAACTCAGTACCATCGAATTTTAAGTTTGCCTTCAAACTCTCATCCACAATTACAGAAACATTTGCAACTGGCGCAGTTTTACCAAAAACAGATGTCTTTGTTGCTGTTGAACTTAAGGCAACTTCTGCCTGCGCAAAAAACTCACACTCGAATTTCTGATAGCTATCAAAACCATTTCTCACTGACCAAATCTTCAAAGTGTGATATTTGTTAAACTGTAAAATAGATTTATCTATTTCATATTCATTAACAGTTAAGCTTTCTTCATTCAAAAGTAACTCATCTTCGCACATTAGCTCTAATGAGTACGTTGTATCGTTTTCTTTCGTGACTGCGCTATCTGTCCAGCTTAATATTGATCCGCCTGTTTGCTGCAAACGATTACGATCCATCCATTTGATTTCAATATTATTTACTGTAACATCAACAGAATCTGGAAAAAATTCATTATTTATTTCGACAGCGGCAGGTGGATAAGGTCTTATAGCACGCGCACTCATCTCAAGCGAAACGACATTTGCAAGATTAAGTTGCTGTACCGCACTTGGTGTTGTTGTCAAAACCTGAGCTTGAACAATTTCACTTTGTACGTATTGAGTTGAATCATAAGCAATAGATTCACCCCAAAACACGAGATTTCCGCCTGTGTGCTTTTGTGGCACAGTATCGAGCACACCACGTTTCACAGTAATAATTTTCGTTTCAACGTCATAAGAAACAAAAGCCATTATTTCGTCATTCAACTGAATGATTGTATCTCCTTCAGTATTTGCGAATTTTGGTGTATTCCTTTGCTCAACAAAATCTATGTCTTTGACTGCAAATGATGTATCCAAATAATCAATTGACTGATCTAAATAGAGTGCTTGGCAGTAACTAAGAGAAGAAACACGTTCAAAATCTGTATAGATTCCTGTCGCTCCATCTGTATAAAGCAGCGCATTGAGAGAATTATTTTGCGGCTTCGGTGCTGCCGCCGCTAAATAACCCAATTCAGGGTTATTCGACAATTCTAAATCTACTTGTGATTGCCCAAATTGTTGAACAGCCTCAAAATAAGGCATTTCAAAAACTACAGGCCGTGTCGGCTGCGGCGATAATGAACTTTCAACAGGCGGGTCAGCTGTAATAGTCGTAAAGCTTTGACCTGAATACGGTATAACTTCAATAAAATCAATTGAAACAGTATTATCACGACCGTTTCCAAGCCTGATATTCATCACACGAATAGGCAAATCAACAATCCCGCGTTTTGCAAATGAGATTTTGATCACATCATAGCGATTGATCTTACGAGCTTCATACTTGCCTGTTGTAAATGTGCCCTTCCATGCCCCAGTTGAAAGTTGCTTTAGCTTCCAATTTCCGACCGTTTCCGCTCGCTTTCGCTTCATGTAGTATGGAAAATCAACTGTCTGCGATATTTCACCGACGATCGTATGAATTGAACCAACATCCGCTAAATTAAAAGATGAATTTTTAATATTCGCACGATCGTAATAGTTAATATTTAAGACATTCACTGGGCCATCTGCATTGGTAATTTCAGCTTCAAATGTCTTAATTGATTTTTCGTCAAAGCTCTGTGCTTGTTCTAAATCAAACCAATCATCACGAAATAGTACGACTTGATATTTTCCAGTTTGCCGATTAATACGAACTGCACCTTCTATGTGTGAACAGAGATCATTTAATACATCAATGCATTTTGCTTCTTGTATTGCATATGAGATTCCCAAACTTTCTTCATAAATTCGGTCTGCTGCACGTTTAAAATTCTCGTCATCAATGTCAGACTCAGGCTTATTTAAAGCAATATAATCAGTTAGTATTTCACGCATTTTATGAATTGGATTCATATCTCCGCTTGCGATGTAAAATTCTCCTGATCCTACTACTGGTGAAAATTCAGCATTTATTGCGCAAAATATTGTTTTTTGGTGATCTGGAAGGGAATATCCGCCCGACATTAGAAATTCCATCCCAACCCTTGATGACTTGCTCAGATCGATAATTGCTTCACGTTCTTGAACATTAGTTGGTACGTTATTTGCGCCATACAAAACATATTGATTAACAAGGCGATCACTTATTACTGCTGTTCCCGACATAAACCGAAACGACATATTTTGAGCGCGACGCATAACTACGTATCTTATTTCCAATAGCCCACCAAGCACGTTTGAATCAAACTCCCAAGATGAAAAATGAGGACCTTCCCAATCGGTATGAGTTTCATCATAACCTGTTGTACCAATAGCTATATAACCGACACCGGTAATTACACCATTGTTGTATCTCGCCAAATAATCTACAGCAATAGTATCTTCGCGCCCTTTTGTTTTCTCAACAATTGTTCTTTTAAGCTCAAAGACTCCCTCAACAATTGATCCACTCCCAGATGAAAGAAATTCATAATCTGGGATTTCCGCTTTTTCATCATACCACTGCCCGCTCCCATCAAATTTCTTATGAATCCGCTTTGGCCAAATCAAAACTTCTTTCATATAAGGATTATTACCCCAATAAAAATCTTCATAAACTAAATATGAAAGATAGCGATAAGCTACGGGCGGTAAATCATTTTGAGCTAAATATGCAGCGTAGATGTCATTTGATATTTGGTTCGGGTCGCCATCTTTAATGTCAACGAAGCCAGAAATACCACCTTCGGTTTCTCCATACAAATCTTGACGATCGATATTAAATTTTCCAGCGCCAATTAATTTACCTTCTGGATGTTTGATCCAGCCTCGGTTATCAAAATTCCAACCCCATATTCCTTCAATACAATTTCCGATCATACCAACAAAAGTTGCAAAATATTTATGACCCGTGACTTGCTTGCTGCTTCCGCCCATTTTCAAATACCTCTACAACTTGTTGTGCCATTGCATCATTCGATGCTTTTACAATTTCAAGATCGATTCCATTTTTGAGAAAATCTTGCCAATCCCAACCTTGCGCCAAAAAAAATGCCCGCGATCCGCGAGCACACATATTGGCTTTTCGTATATCTGACATATAAATTCGCATCACTTGCCACCTTTGGTTTTAATGTCTTCGACACGTTCGCCAAATTTATCGACATAGTTGACGTACATGTGTGGACTGCCCGCAATATCACTAAATGACTGACCTTCATCTGCGAGTGAACCATCTAACTGTGAAGCTGATGCGCCATTTTTCTTTTGCATTTTGCGCATTTGATAAACGGAATAAATCGCCGATGCCAATGCTATAGCTATTGTCGCGTATATGAGCCAAACTGGTATTGCAACCATAAGCACCTCATTTAATAATTGTGTCGTTTACGGGATTTGTGGATGGAATGTTTGGAAACCCATGATGATTCAAACTGTTTTCAAATCGCGAATGGCAAAGTGAAAGAGATTGATCACAACCAGGTGCAATCAAAACAATATCGTCTACAGCTAAATCAATATGCGGTCGATACAACCAGACTTGATTTGTATTGCTGTTATCTGTGATGAATGTATAAACCCCATCTTTAAACAGCAAACCACGTGCAAACATATTGTTCTGCGCAATCTTCCAAAGCACTTCCTCTTCTGTCGTTGTCGTGCTTTCCTCGGTTTCATGATCAGTTACCGTGATTTCAGTAATGATCTTTTTACTGATATACACTACGTTATCGATAATTTCGCCATAACCCGTATTTGTGGTCATGACTGTTGTTACAAGATTCCCGTCTACATCAGTTTCTTCTGTCGTGACAACATTCGGCTCAAAACTAAAAACAACCGACAATCCTGAAATTGCAGTCACCTTTGCATACGATGCCCATTTCTGAAAATCTATGCTACAAAACATGTCATAAATCTTGTTCGCACAAGGCTTTTGAAACTTGCGCGTTAAAATATTTCTGTTCTGCAATGATTCAGCAGTTGAACAAACCAAAGTCAAAGTATTTGCATCTTCGTCGTATTTCGGTTGTGTCACACGGCCTTTGAACAAGACCAATGTTTCACCTTTGTACAACTCTAAAATGGTTAGATATACCGTTTCTAGATAGATTTTATTGTTAAAAATCTGCTGAAAATCATCACCTGCATCATTCAAAATTTGATACTGAAACATCGAAACTTCGGTTTCACATTTATCTATATCAGCATCTTCAATATCACCACGTTGCAAGCCTTTTATTGGCTTATAGCTGATTTCATCATGAACGACTTCTTTTTCTGCACTTGTGAAATACCATGTTTTTGAGCCAAAGCTAAACTGAAATAAATCCTTTTTTGATCTAAATAAAATCATGGGGATAGCTCCAGAATTGGCATCGTAACTTCTACAATCATTTTTCCTTTAAAATTAAACTGGATCTCGTCCGCGTTCAGACGATATAAACCCAGATAACAAACTTTGTCGACTTGCGCTGGCGGGTATGGTGAAAGTGTCAAAAATACATTTTCACCCGCCAAAGTTTTAGCTGTGACAGTATGAGCTGACCAGACCTCGCCGCTTTTGATTGCAATGTGATTTCTGGCATCGACATAGTTGTCATTTTTAACCGTTATGCCTGTTGAGCCTTTTGAAATGTAGTTGAAATTTCTTTCATAGGTTGGCATCCAAAATGCATTCAAACGGCCAGATCGACGATACAGCCATCGTTTAAACTCATGAAAATCTGATTTACCTTTAATGTAAAGGCGCATGTTTTTCATAGTTTGAGGATTAAACCACGGAGTAAACTGGCCAATTAAACCCAAGTCACCATCGACAATGCTTTGACGTTGATTAAACGTGATTTCAATAAAGTCGCCATTTAACAGCAATGGCAGAAAATACACATCTTCATTATTAAACTGCACAGGATCATCCGAATGTGCATATTCAGGGCTATCTAATACACGAAAAACCAGACTCGGTTTAAACATCAATGCATTAATCTGATTTGATGCATCACCATCAATGATACATCGGCGGATCGGAATAATTGTTGCATTGGTCGCTGTGACTTTTTTGTCTAAGCGATAACCATCTATATAAATTGGCTCATCATTAATTACTTGATATCGCCCGATTTCCGTAATTTCTACAACTGTTTGACCTGATTTAGACTCTATTAATGCTAGACTTTTCTCAGGCATATACCCGTGAAATGATGAAGTATCAAACTCAATAAAATCGGTATCAATCAAATCTGGAATAGCATGACGTTCCATAACATACGGAATTGCAAATTCAGAACGAATGCCCGCATAAATATCGTTATACATTCCTGCAATTTCGGACTTGACCGCAGCATATGAATAATTCAAAGTTTGTCGAGCATGATCTCGCAGCGGAATACGTTCTTCACCCGAACCATCATACGACTGATGTACATCTGTAAGAAAAGCAATTTTTTCAGTGGATTCCAGCAAAGCGCACTTGGTGAGCAAAATAAGATCACCAAAATTTTGAGTTGTGATTTTCATAAATTGCTCACAATAAAAAACCGACCTCAGTAGGTCGGTTAAATAAAAAAAAATCACTCAGGTGCTAAAGCCCCCATATTAAAACCATCTATTGAATCAATGTTAACAACTGCAAAGTTTTTTCCATTTGAAGGCAACATCTGGCTACCAACAAAATATCTTGCTTGTTTCAAAAACAGACGGTTGAAGTTTTTAGGATCATCCATGTCTAGATCAGCATCTTCATTTTCTATAGTTTTTTCAGCTAAATCATAAAAATGTTTTAATGTGGCATTTTGAGATTGAGCTAAATAAACTTTATGAGGAATAATAATTCCAGAAACAACAAGCCCATTAATAATTAGGGTCACTCCATCAGCACCATTTTCATATTTGTCTGCATCTTTATTAATGAGACAAGCCAATAATTTAAGTTCTAAATTTTTCATAATTCACCCAAGTTAGCAATTGATAAAGTCTTTTAACTAAACACCCAACATACCACGAATAGTTGATTTATTTAATTTAATGACATTCAAAAACACTTTAACGCCTTTTGGTGTTGCTAAAGCCTCAGGTAGATTTTCAAGATCTAAAACATTAATAACATTTGTAACATTGGGTTCTTGTGATTGTTGCGAATCTGAGCTTGTGCTTTGTCGCTCATTCAAAAAGCGTGTTAAATCCTGATTTTGCTGAGGATTCAAAACACGTTCACCCCCATCTAATAGCCATGTGCCTTCTTTTGGAATGTTGTCGATACCGTTGTGGGCCATGCCTGTAATGCTTGGTGTAAATGCTTGAAGAGCAGCCTGTAAAACCCCTGTCTGCGCTGTCGCCATTCCAACCGCAGGAAGATTATATGGAAATGGGGCGGATGCCCAAGCAGCAGAAATAGCAGCATAACCATTCATAATTACACTTGCTAAGTTTGCACTTTTTTGAATTGCAACCATCGCAATATAAGCATCTGAACTTTCCCCAGCATACCCTTTAACAAGATCACCCATTGAACCAAAAACAGAACTCATAGCCGATAAGTTGCTTGAATATAGCTGCGTATTTAGTTCAATTTCCTTCTGATTATAGTCAGCGGTTATTTCTGACTTAGCTTTGAGGTATTGCTCATGAGCCTCCAAAAGTTGAGCATTACGTTGGCTCTCATCCTCAATTAAATTAATGCCTGAAACTTGATTGTTATATGCATCATTTAACCCACCCATATCTGAAGAATATTGATTTTGCAAACTATACTGAGCATACGCATCCGGATATTGTCGCTGCATTAAAGCTTGTGCTGCATTTTGTCCATATTGAAACACACTGTCTGATGCTTGATTCAGTGTACGAAACTGGTTCATAGCATTCGCTTGCAGCAACTTTTTACGGTTTTCATCGAGCAGCTCACCATTTGCGAGAATTTCTTCGCGCTCACGCTGATAACGCTTAACGACAATTTCAGTTTCATTCAAATATGCTTCAAACGCAGATTGAACTTGTTCATCCTGTTCACGTCGAACAGCAGCAATTTCAAAATCGCGCTTACGTTGCAATCCAGATATTTCCTTAGCCCGTTCCTGCTCGTTGATTTTTGTACTGGTTTTAGCTAGCTCAATTTGACGCGCATAATAGTCTTCAAGCTGTTTAACACGATCTGTTTCAAATGCAGTCAAATTTGCATAATCCTCTTCACGTTGTACTTTAAGCTGCGTGGATTGCTCTTTATATAAGGCACCTTCCTGAGCTAAACGTGATTTCAATTCAGCCGTTCCAGTATAAGCTTGAGTTATTTTCTCAATCCGATCTTGATGATCTTTAGCAAGTTTTTCAGCGTCAGTATAATAATGAGCGTCAATCTCCTTGCGTTTATCATCCAGATCTTTCTGAGCTTGAGCCGCTAGTGTTTGTTGAGCCAAAATATCTGCCTGAGTTGGCATCAGAATTGAATTATCGATACTAGGCTTGCCGTTTACACCTGCAAACCATTTTTGAAAGCCTGGAACGTATCCCGCAACCTCATTGCGTTTACCTTGTGATAAACCACCTGCCAAATAATCCTGTAAGCCACCTGCACCCGCGTTATAAGCCATCAGTGCTTTTTCAAGCGATCCAAATGATTTAAGGTTCTTTTGTATATCCTGTGCGGCCGCTGTAGCCTGCGCCTCAACCGAACTATTAGAGTTGAGTCCATATTGTTTTCTAAAAATAGACGTGGTTTGGAATAAACCTTTTGCACCAGTAGGGCTAATTGCATTCGCATTACCAGAAGACTCTTTTAAAACCAGAGCAGCTAAAGTGCCAGCAGGTAAACCATAAAGACCTTCAATCTGTGCAAAATTATTTGCTTTAGCAATCCCTTGAACTTTAGCAATAGCCGCCAATTCTGACTTGTTAAAATTATAATTTTTTAGATTAAAGTTTTTCATGGTTGCATCAAGCACATCTTTTTGTAACGGTATTTTATAAGCATTTTCCGCATTAGTACCCGCTTGAGCATCTGCTAATGCATTAGCTTTATCGATACTAAGACCCCGCCCAACCAAACCCTTGATGTACAAATCACGTGCTGCATCTTTGCTCAGCTGGGTAATATATTCGCGTTGTTTTTGGGTTAGCCTCTCCCAAGCTCCAGCAGATTCATTTACAGTTTTGGTTTGCTCTTTTTGTGATTGATTTATTGAATCTGTTGCAGATTTTAGGGAATCTACCACATTTTTTTGAGCATCCATTTTGGTTTTTGCGTCTGTTGCAGCACTGGAGTACTTGACCATATTGGCGTTATAAACATCAGTGACATCAGATAATGAGCCGATCCTATTTGCCAATTCTTCTGCACTAATCCCACCTTGCAAAAACTCTTCTCGCCATGCCCTTATTTGATCTGCCGATTCACCTTGCTTTAAAACTGTTTCAGCAATACTGCTTGCGTATGTTGCGACTTGATTTTTAGCAGATTCATAAGCTTCAGTATCTGCTTTTAAATCTTTCGCGGCATCATAAGCAAACGCGCGCTGCTTGGCTTGGCTTAAACTATTGTAATGACCAACCAAATCACTAATAGATTTACCCTGCATATCAAATGCATCGGTAGCATCTTCGGTTTTGCGGGTCATGGCATAGTATGTGCCGCCAGCAATAGCTACTTGGACACCTAAAGCGATTAAACCTAATGGCCCACCCACTAGGCTTAACATTGCTCCACTTAGTCCACGTGTCACAGTGGTTAGGGTGATAGTTTCTCCCGCCATTCGCGCAAGTGCAACTTGATAACGTGTGTATTGGATAAGGCTTGCAGCAGCCTGATAGCCCGCTAGACCAAATGCAGCAGCCAAGCGAACACCAACTACTGTTGCTAAAGCAGCAGCACCCGCCTCAACTTTATCCCAGTTTTCAGCTATAGCCTCAATCACTGGAATGGCATCATTGATTAGCGTTGCTTGCAAGCCTTGCCACTGTAGATCAAGCAATTGCAAATTCATTTTAGCTTCAGTCAGGCTTTTCACCATGTCATCAGACATGATTGCACCAGTTTTTTGTGCTGCATCACCCCAGAACTTAAAGCCTTGTCCATTTTTTTCCAACAATGGAATCAATAGAGAAGAATCTGAAATGATTGCTTCCATGTAGAATTTCATGTCATTTGTAGATGCGCCCGCTTTTTCTAACGAGTTGTAGAAAAGCTGGAGTGCTTCTGGGCCAGATAGCTTCTGAAACTGTTGAATCGTCACACCCACACGCGGGGCAATATTTGTGAAAAAGTCTGCGAGCGGGCCACCGCCTGTTTGTTGAAAGTCTCCAATACGATCCTGCATATCTTTCATTTTATCCGCAAAAGACTCTAATGAAATTCCCGCAGTTTCGGCACCCTTGGCGTAATATTGAAATTGACCTACAGAAGCATTGGCTAATTTTGCAAAACGCTGAATATCATTACCTGCATTGATCACTTTTTCACTATAAGCCACCATGCTTGCCACAGAAAGACCGCCAACTGCCAAGCCAAAACCCTTCACCGCAAGGCTTGCCAAATCAAATGATTCAGCTATTGCTTTAGTCGACTTTTGGGTTTGGCGTTCGGCTTTACTTAGAGGCTCGGTATAACCTGCAATTCTGGCAACAAGATCGAGTGTCAAGCGGCCTAATGATGCTGTTGCCATAATTTACTTTCCTTTGGGTAATAAAAAACCCCGACTAGCGGGGTTATTCAAAATAATTTAAATTTATGCATCAAATTAAAAAATATATAAAAACAACTAAGCTAAAAATTAATCCTAGAACCCAATATATGTAGTAATAGGTTTCAGCATCTTTTAATTCCATCTTCAACTTATCTTCAACAATCGAATCTATAACCCCTTGAGTACGATTTAATGTTTCCTTAGCTTCCCTAAACCTTAAAAACTGTTCGTTTTCAATAAGCCTTGCTAACTCTAATGAATCCTCACGCTCAACAATATCTCTGATAAACTTATTTAATTCTTCCTCTGCATAGCTAGCTGCCCGATCTAAAGTTAAATTTTCTTCCGAAATCATTTTTTCTATAAATAGCGTCTTAGCATCTAATATTTTTTGTATATTCAAAATATGAAATGGCTTTTCAACACTAACCCCAAAAATATTACCAATAATTTTTTTCATTATTAATCTCTAATTAATTCAAAAAACTCATTTTCACCAATCACAATAATATCTGCACCATCGCCAATTGCTTGCAATGCCTTTTCTTCTTTAGAACTTATTTGTTTTCCATTTAATTTTGATAAATCTTGAATACCCTTTACCAAAAAAGTAGTTTTTTTAGTTACACTATTTTTGACATTAAAACCCTTTTGAGAAGAGATAATACCTGCCTGAACTCTAGGTATTGATAATTCGCCTGTAAAACAAACAACCTCACCATACCATTTACCTTCAGGATTTCCACCATCAATAATCATATCTTTAGGACTTGGTAGATCAGATAATTTCCCTTTAGAGAATAATGAGCCAATGCTTTTATTTATTAAATTTTTAGCACCCAAAATATCAATATTATGATGAGACATTGCAGAAATTAAAACTCTTCCAGCAGCAATTGCATCACTTACTGCATCATGATGCTTATCCATCGAAATTTTATTCATAATACATACATTAGATAATCCATACCCTGAGAAAGCTATTTTCTCCCATGTACGCCTAGCAACCAATGATGCATCCAACCACTCACAATCAAATGTTAAATTATTCCGCCTAAGTGCGGACTGATCAAATGATGTATAAGTTACAACCGTTTTATTGGTAAAAAATTTTTCCAACCTATATTTTAATTGCTCAAGTGTTGGACTATTCTTTACTATTTCTTGTGTAATTCCATGAATTCTAGTATTCATAAAATCGAAATGGGTTTGAGGATTGACATAACTCCCCCAACTTTCTTTTAATTCACCATTTTCAAAAACAGCAACACCAATTTGACATATTGACTTAGGATCAGCATTAGCTGTCTCCACATCAAAGGCTATAAAATTCATAAAAACCCCATCAAAGTATGTTTTGATGAGGTTATAATATTTGAAAAATTAAATCTAGCTTAAAAAATCAAACTCGACCATGTAAAAATGCCATACCATCTTCATTGATCATGATGACTTCTTTGACATCCCCACACACAATATCATTCTGGATGTAAACGATATTCATCGATTTACCTTTATCCGTCAATTTAAGTATCGTTTTATGGCTTTCGATATAGGGTCTACGTTCCTCTAACACACATTGTTCAAACAGCACCTTGCGAATTTCGTTAGGTCGCACATTTAACTGCTGGGCAGCAGCATCAAGACTGATGGAACTTTGCGGCATGCGATAATCATAACGATGGCATTTATACTGCATGGCTTGAATCTGACCGCGCAAAGTATCCACCAGATCATCATACTGCCTAAACTGCTGATGGTATTTTAGAACCAGTTTGTCATGCTGATCTTTCAAAACATAATTAGTCAAATCAACAGGTTTTACAGGCTTAGGCATAAAGTGCTTATACAGTACGTCATAGCACTCAAGTTGATATTTAATCAAAGTATCTTTAATTTCTGGTTTAACTTTGTTGGCATCAACACCCATAAGCCAGCCATTTAAGTAGCCTAAAGGCAACGCTACATAATCCTGCTCACCGCCCGTTGAAGGAGTGGTCATAACGACCACACCTTGACTAAGCACATGATTTCTTTTAATTCTTTTTAACTGTGAACGCCAATCTAAACCAATGTTTTCACAAATTGGTTTCATTAAAACATAGGGTTTATCTTCCTGCATAAATACAGGAACTTGCTGATTATTAAATTTTACAACTTTTGATTTAGTGTTCATGATGAATAACCTCTGGAAAAGATTAACTCACCACCTAAGCGACCAAACTATGGGTGGTAAGACGCACAGGGTTGGTCGACTGCTCCAGAGATACAGCACACCCGAAGGTGTCCCTGCACGCCCTACCATAGGGTGCAAAATGCTAGACACAAAAAAACCGCATGAGCGGAATGTGCTCTCTGAAAACAGCCGACCAAAGCTGATACCTGATTTTGCAGGTACAGAATTAGCCTATACCAATTTTTCAAAAAGCGCAAACTACCAAAAAGGTAACTTTAGGTAGTGTATTTGCCTGCGTGGTTGATTTATATGAATGTTTGGGGTGGTTTTGAACAGGTTACAGGCATTAAAAAACCCCAACGAGTGGGGTTTTTGTGAATTAACAATGCTTTAAATAAAGCTTTTCGGTTGATTCTTCAATCGGAATATTTCGCCCAGATAAGAACCGATAGATAATAGCTAGAATCATAATAGGTGAAAAAACAAACAAAAGAATACTTGCATTGATCACCAATGTTCTAAACATCTGTATTGATACAGCTTTCTCTATTTCCATAAGCTCTGGTGAAAGAGTTGCAAGCTCTCGTTTCTCAGCACGAGTCTCTTCTAATTCAGAAGATGAAATTTTCGCATCCACCATCATAAAATCTAGTAGAGTAATGCGACCATTAATACGCTTACAAACATCTAGGTAATCTCTTGTTGCTTTCAAATGCTGTTTTACAGATTCATTAATTTCATTAGCATTAAGTGCTTCATAAAAATTAGCACGATGCTTTAACATTATAATATCATTTTCAACCAACTCATTGTTATATCTAACAATAACTGACTGAAAAAAATAAAAGAAAGCTGTTAATAAGGTTAAAACTAAAAGAACAATACTCATTTAATTTTCTCTCCCGTTTCAGCCTTGGCTCCCAACAACCTTGAATTCAGATTCTGAATCATTTCATCTCTTTCAGATATTTGTTTTTTATGTCTTTTATTCATTGCTTTCATATACAAGCTAACAGCAATAAGAGTTAAAACAAATAAGATGAAACCATTAGTTGCATAAACCAAGATGTTTTTAAATAGGTCTTTAACAATCTCTCCAATGACATCACTAGGCATCTTAATAAGAATGATTACAACAATTAGAATAAAGCCAAACATTAGAAATTGACCACTATCTATTGCTTTTATCGCTATATCTCTTACTGTTCTAGCCCAGTCATTTCTTTGTCCAGATTTCCCAGTTCCTTTAACCATCTAAAAATCACAACAGGTATTAAGATTAGAAACCCCTCAGGCTTAGCTTAATCTATTAACTAGACTACGCATAACTAAGGGGACTATGCGAGAAATATATAATTTACGATCAAACTGGTCAATCAATATTTATGCATTATTGTCAAGATTATGCAAGCTAACGTGTCAACAGGTAACCTAAACTAACTTAACTTAGGATAACTAAGCAAAGTTAGTTACTCGATCAACTAAACTCATCACAACAAACCACCTGCCAACGCATCAAACAAATCAACCTCTTCAACTTCTGGCTGATCCTCATGCGGCATCAATGCAAGAGCATCAATCCGATGTTGCTGTTTGACTTTGCCATTGTGATAAAACGCCATTAAATTACCAATTGCCTGCTCAACCCGTCGTCCGACATTTAAGCTGCCACGCCTTAATCGGTAAGCCCGCCAAATTCCCATCTCCCACAAACTTATGTTTTGCTCGATGTCTTCGATGCGGTTCCCACCGATTCCGTTGATTGCGAGTTCACAGAGGAGTTCGTATCGGTCGAGTTCTTCATCCGTGACTTTCCCATAAAATTATTCAAATCATCCGAAAGCTTGTACAAAGCTGCAATAAAATTAGGATCTGAATCATATACATCATGTATTGATGCAAAAAATGGAGTGCCTTTTACATCCAAACAAACACTACCAACTAACTGCGATGCCTGTAACTGATCAGAATCTACAGATTTGATTTTGGAATTTTCGATATTGTCATAATCCAATTCCCAGTCAAATGCTTTAGCTGCATCACGACCCGCTTTAAAATTAAGTCGTTTAATAAATACTTGACCATCCAACTCAACTGAATCATCAATTTTTAGGTCAGTATTCGCAGTTAAAGATTTGAGTTCATCAAGATTATGCTCAGTGATAATCACATTCCACTTTACAGTTCGCTCAATTGGTGCGCCAACTTTGGTGATATTTTTTGCCTTTTTAAAATCTACTTTAGCCATGTTGTTCTCGAAAAAATTAGCCCCGCATGGGGCTATATATTAAGGCGTGGTATCACGCAAAATGGTTGTAACTGATGTGGTACGCACCAATGGGAATGCATAAGTCCAAACCCCATCGGTTTCAATGGTTGGCCCGACTTTATTTAAGTAACCTTTAAACGTCACCCAGTTCCGTGTTTGCGGTAGAGTCACCGTTCCACTGGTGACAGTTGGCGGTGCATCATCACCCTTGGAACCAACAAACCATTCAACTTCATCACCCGATTCTGCCAACTCTAATGCGGTTGCATGTGATGCATTTTCATCATCAAGCTGAACAGTCATACTACCTTCACCCGGATCAAGCATGCCTTTTTCATAGGACTTTTCTTCAGCATCAAGACATGTTGTATCAATCTTAGATGTTGAATCAGACCCCAAATCAATGGCGTTATAACAAGTAAAGCGCACGATTGCGCCTGCAATTAAGGCATATACTTTCGTGCCTTGCGATTTAATACGTGCCATGAGTAGCTACTCCTCAATTTTCAGGCATAAAAAAAGCACCCCGAATGGAGTGCTTGGATTGTTTAAATTACTTAATCTGATTCGTTGAGCCAAACCGCTTCAAAACTCATTGATCGTGAACCTTGTCTGGGCGAACCTGTATTTAAAAAACCTGTGATATTGCAATGGGTTTTCAAAACATTACGCACGGCCTTATATACAGCGTGGGTTTGGCTTTCATTTTTACCATAACAGTTGACTTGAAAATGCAATCGATCAACTGTTGCAGGCTCATCAATATCATTCAGCGGCTCACCGCCCGTTAAAAACCAAGTGACATAGGGGTACTGACAATTTTCGGTTGCCATATCCCGATAAATCCGATCTGCAACCAGATTTGAAACATCAGCATCGACACTCAGCACATCAAACACAGGAATCATAATTTAGCTAACTCCTTGTCTATTTCTGCGCTGAAGATACCCGCAAAATCATTGGTGACAGTGGAAATATTGTTTTGCAAGGCTGGCCGTAGAAATGGCTTTGCTGCCATATGTTCAGTACCTAATTCAAGAAACCGCCAGTAAAATACATCACCACCGACTTGATATTTTTTACCAGCCAAACCCTTACGAATATTGGCTTTAGACTTGGTATAGGTTTTCCAAGCCACTAAAATTCCGACTCGCCCCATAACTAAAGATTTATTTTTTAGTCGAGCTTGCCGATAAGCAATATTTTTATAAATACTTTGCGGTGTAGACGGATCATCTAAACCACGGGCATTGGCGATTGCAGCATTTAAAACAACTTTCATGGATTGTCTGACTGCACGGTTCGCTGCATTACGCGCCAAACGACCATTACCCAATGCTTTAAGCTTGCGCTGAACTTCATCCAAACCCTGAATATGCATTGTTTCCAATGATCACCCCCACTCTTTTAAACCCTCAGCCAAATTTAGGGTCATGTATTCACGACGACTACCTGTGTCAAAAGTCGGGTCGCCATCGATCCGATAGAGCTTGCCCTCAAATAACACTCGATATGTCGTATCAACAGATGCAACCTTTGGGGAATACCGAATAGTTGCCCGTGCCTGCATGGTTCCTTGCGCTGCCCGATCTGCAATAATGTCACGGGTCGAAAGGTCATCTACATTGGCCCAGACCGTTGCATAATCTTCCCAGACTTCCCCATTTTGCATACCGCTACCATCACGACCTTCAGCATTGAATTTCTGAATCTTGATTCGTTGTCGTAATTGACCCGCTCGCATAGCTTAATCATCCATAAATTTAGTTTCTTTGTCGGGTTCCTGCTCTTGTTCAGTGAGCAAATCAACTAGACTCTGAACCTGATTGATTAATTGACTGTTCTGATCCACGATCGAAATCAGTTGCTGGTTCTGGCTTGCCATGACTTGCATCATTGATGACATCACTTGATTCTGTGCGGTCATCGCTTGCAGCAGTTGGTTGACTGTTTCGGTTGATGAGTCGTTGCCAAGATTGCTTTGCATTGTCGAGTTGCTGTTTGATCCACTCACGTCTTTTCTCACAAGAAATACAGGTCATTTTGTGTATGCCTCATATGCCAATTGCACCGCCAAAACTTTAAAAACGTCATTTTCACGTATAAAAAGGCGTTCACCATGGATAAAAATTAAGGTTGGATATTGCGGTGATTGTTTGACCCAGTTAATAAAGTCATCCATACCAACCTCATGGTTTTTTTGGTGGTTGTTTAATCTGACCAGAACCTTTTCGATTATGACAAGGCTGATAACCACCACCAGCCCGCACATTTTTACAAGCCCAACAATCACAAAGCTTAGTTTTAAAGATATTTAAAAACATGACTACATCGCCAAAGGTGTGTAATAAGGATTCAGAAGCGCCAAAACTGGTTCAGGTAAAAAATACCCATTACTTGGCATTTCTTTTTCAATGTTACGGTAATTGTCGTAATACCCGCACAGCAGCAGGATGGCCCGCTGCTGTACTTTATTTTCAGCATCAAACTTGGTTTTGACATGATCTTTTACAGCCTGTTCAGCGGTATCAAGTAACATCTGCAAATCATCAACGTCATAACCATCATCAAATTTTAAGTTGCGGGCAACATCAGTCACTGTTAGAGCCATCATCACCCCCTGTTGATTTACCTGAACTGGATGCAAATGGATCTTCCTTGGCATCACGTTTAGACAATGCATCAAGACTAAAGTTTTGTTGCTGCAAATAAGGCGTCCAACCGCCCGCAACAGGCTTGAGATTAAATCGAATACGCCCTTCATTCGGCGCAATAATGCCACTTTTAACACCATTGCTATAAAATGCCATTTGTGATGTGGAATCCATGCGAATCAATCCATCCAGATCAAAGAACACTTCATAACCCAGTTCTTTTAATCCAAATGATTCATCAAATAGATTTTCAATGGCTTCAATTGGGCTTTGAAGACAATCCCCGTAATAAATCAGTTGCATATCTTCAACTTTCTGACCCTGCGGAATGCTACCCATCCCGATTTTCCATGGCTGCACATGAAGCACTGAGCAACAAACTTCAGATGCCAACTTGTGCTGTTCTGCAAGCTGTGCATCCGCTGCGGGCATCGACATGGCAACATATTTCATGTCACCACCTAAAATGGCAGTTTTACCTACGTTTCCCGCAGAATAGTTCTGATTCCAAGCATCCCGAATTTTCCCTGCATCTTCATCATTAATTCGCCCAGGCGCAGTTAAAATCCCGCTGGGGCGACTCATGTTCTCAAAGAAGTTTGCTCCGTATTTTTGGATCGCAATACCACCCGCAGCAGCCAGAACACACGCTGCAATCGGGCTAATGCCCACTAATGGGTGATATAGGCAATTCCATCGGTCATGAATGATTTCCGACGCAGGCAAAATCACAGATTGATTTTGCATTGCAAGTTGATCGGAATTAATCTGGTAAAAAACCTCACTTGCATCACTAATCAATGGTGTTACAAGATCAGGATTCAGCACGATAAGTTGTTGAATATTTCCAAATGCATCACGCAGTTTTAAAACATATGTATTGCCACGACTGAGCTTTGAAATCATCCAATACTCAATGAATTGCTGCATAGTTTGAAAGCGATTGGGTTTTTGCAGGAATTTAAAGCGGTCATCTTTCACCGTGACCCAGATATCATCCTGCTTTTTCTTTAAATCCAGCCGCAATTTGCCAATGTCTTTTGAAATAAGCGAAATACATGAAAAAACGGGATGAAATGTGAGCAAATCTTCGCGTTTAAGTTCCATGTTTCGCTGCCAAGCACCTGTAAATGGCTCATGTATTAGTGAATGCCATCCACCACCGCGCACAGGTGACATGGACTTTTTGCGAAAAATATTGCTCATAAAGCCCATTTATTCACCTTTTTTGTGCAGATTTTTTCCCGTTTTGAGCCTTTGGTGCAGGCGGTTCAGGTTGTTTTTCAGGGTTAATGATTGAATTTTCTGGCACAAGATCACCAAAATCCGAAACAACAGGTGTGCCATTTAAGTTTAGGAGCAAGACTGGCGGGTTAAGCAATGCGACTGACATAAGTTCAATAGTTTCATCATTATGAACGACAGCAGCAAATCCAAGCTGTACTAAAACATTGCCTTCAATTTCAGCAACATTGGCAATATCACCTGTTTTACCCAATGGCGCATCTTTTAGATATTTGATTTTCATAAATTATCCTCAAAACTAAGCCCTGAAAATCTCAGGGCTTCGCAAAACAATCTATGAATTAGTCGTAATCAATCCATGCCGCAGCAACTGGACGACGCTTCGCCCACGTGATGAATTTTTCTACACGTACAGCAAACTTATTTTCTTGCCACAAGTTATGAGTAACAGACCCATCTACAAGAGTAGCTTGATCACTGTAAGAAATGTCTACACCACCATCCTGAGCAACCAGAATTTCAGACATTTTGACCAAAATAATCTTGTTCCCGACAGACTCTGATGTAATCACGGGTACGCCCAGAATTGTACGATCACCGCGCAATGTCATACCATTGAAGTAGGTATTGCCCAACGCATCACGCAATAAGCTGATTTTTGCTGCACGTGTTTCCGACATTAAAAAATAAGCCCCATCCAGACTTAAATTATTTTGTACAAACACATTAATTAAGCTAAGTAAGTCAGCTTCAATCTGAGCAGCAGTTTCACCTGTTGGCGTAATTGCGGTTACACCATTTAAAATACCAACGGGTGTTGTAGCACTGGCAGCTTGCGCGCCAATAAACGTGGTATCAATTAAACGAGCAGAGGCTGCAATCAAGTCATCACGCACCAAAGCATCAACAGCAGGATCAGAACGTCGCACCAATTCCTGCGTATAAACCGTAATGGCCGCAAGCTTATGTTCCTTAATTTCAACTTCGCCAAATGCTGGATTAGTTAATGGTTTAGCCTCACCTTCACCCACCCATGATGCTGTTCCGCCAGTGAGCTGACTTGGGATTTTGCTGTTAAATGGAACAGGACGATAACCTTTTAATTTATCGAAAATCGTTGCAGCTTGAAGCAATTCAATAAATTCACCAACCAGACGATTTTCAGTCACCAAAGTTGCAGCAAAACCAGCATTGGCTGTAGTTCCCAAAGTTGCTTTTTCAATAAGCTGCTGAACTTCATCATTAAAGCCCATACCTTTCGCAATATCTAAAGGGGTAACGTAATTACCCTCTTTTGCAGAAAGTTGGGCGCATAATTTGGCACGGGCATATTGAGCAAAACCAACACCTTTAGGCAGGTTCGATTTCAATTCAACATTGGTTTTAGTTTTACCACTAGCCGTATCTTTAGCTTGCTGCGAATTTTCACCATGAACTGGGGTAGTGTTATTTTCCCAATCCGCTTGCGATTTGAGAATATTTTCCAGACGTTTCAGGTTAAGATTCAGATTTTCCAGATCAGTTTCATAACCCTTGATCGTGGTTTCGTCGTCACCTTCAGGCGTTTTACCATCTTTCAGGCATTTTTCCATAACACCAGAAATTTTCTTTTCGGTATCTTTGATCGTTTCTTTGATCTTAGCGATCTGTTCTTGCAAAGTCATACGAGTTTTACTCCAGTGGATTTAGGCGTATCAAACAGCTTTACCCCACCCAATTTAGGTACTGGAGCTGCTGGTGTAGTTGAAACAGGTGGTGTGCATGGCAAGGATTTTTCCTTGTCATTGCTAGAATTTAGTTTTTGTTCAGGATGACAGAGCGACTTAATGCCCGTGATCGTGGCTTCCTGATTGGCTGGAATGGTCACTGCTGAAAGCTCATACCAATCCCATTTGATGAACTTGTAACCCCAAGTCCCCTGAATATCGGCAACTTCAAGACCACGAAAGCCAATCGAAAGACCACGAACCAGACCAGTTTTAATGCTGTCCCATGCCTTCAACAGACGTTGCTTTAATTCCTCAGATTCGACCTGATCAGGTTTGATCAATTGAACTTTGACTTGAATACCCGCATCAGTCACGACTGCATCAATGACATGACCAATCGGTTGCTGTTTGTCGTGCTGCCACAAAAAAGGCACAGGTAACGTAAATTGAGCACCTTTAGGTTCAACCACATCATCAACCCGATCAGGTGTCGGCGTAGTTGCAATCCCCTCAAGTACCCATTGATCTTCATCAACAGCCTTGATTTCGAGCAGGCTATAGGCTTGCTTCATAAATAAACTCCATTAAAAAACTGCCATTTGGCAGCTTTCTTCAATTTCAATCAGGGCTTGCCGCTTAGCTAAAGCCTTGGGTTTGTATTCGGGTGGCGCATGATCAGACCGCATTTTTAAATCTTGCAACTTTTCACAAGCCAAAAAAAATCGCTCATCAATGTGAGCGATTTCCTGATCTGTTTTGCCTCTTGTAGTGCAGGCCCCTAAATGGTTTTGAATGTGCCGAGCATCCTGAGTGCCCTGCGAATTTTGGTTCATCATACAAAATATACTCCAAAGCTTTGAGCCGCAGGCTCAGGATTTAAACTCATCAAAGCCGTGGCGTTCAATGTTGCAATAAACGGGTCAATTTTGGCTTTGCCGCTTTCCTGTTTTGTCACCAGTAAATTATTCCCTTGCACTTTACAGCGCACATTCCCCACAACCCAATTCATCATCGGCTGTGCTGCATGAAAATATTTACCTTCAGCAATTTTGCGCTCAAGCGTGATCGTCGGAGCAGATAACTTCCAACCTTGTTGAATCCCAATTAACAAATCAAAAGGAATGCCACATTCAAGTAATCCATCTTGCAGCGACGGCATACCCTCTTTGTCCAGACCAACCGCGAATTTTTCAGGAAATTTACCAGCGTCATAAATTTTCTTGATGATCATGCCTGCCTGTTTCACATCCTCGCCAATTTTATCTACGATCACCAAATCACCTTGACTCGCAAAATCACGTAATGCAGGTGCAATTTCCTTGCGACGCTCTAAAGCAATCGGATGTACCCAAGCACGATTCCAACCGTACCAAACCGTAGGATCATTTTTATCTCGTCCAATAGCCGCCATACCGAATAAATCATCCAGACCACCGCCATCCAGACCAACAACAATCACATCAGAAAGATCAATCAACTTTTCAATATTGATACGATCTTTGTATTCGGCCATTTGCCAGAAATCTGCACCCGCCCAACGATTGGCCCTGAGCATCATACCAATTTCGACATTCAAATGCTTAGCTAGAAAATCTCGCTTTTCAGTTTCACCCGCATCAACCGCTTTATCAAACTCGGTGACTAGATAATCCAGATCAACCGAAGCCCCCAGATTTGGATTGGTGATATAAAAATTTTCAGGTAGCAGATGCAGGTCATTATCAAGATATTCTTGTGGAAACTCATACAACAACGGCAAAAATGTCGGATCAATCTTCTTGCCATCACGCACATCACGCGCATAATCCAGCAATTGCTTAAATACGCCTTGCGGTGTTTCGTCTGACATTGTAGAAAGATAAATTACACAACCTTCTGGACGACTGACCAAGCCCCCCTTAGCTTCACGGAACATAGATGCCGCTTTAGGTCTTTTACCAAAAATCCAGACCTCATCAAATAAAATCCAAGAGGCTTTTTTACCCGCCGATGCATCACTATCTGCTGCAACGACTTTCAAAACTGCATGAGTGCCTAAATGTGTGACTGTTTTGGTATGCTCGGACACATTCATCATGCTGCGCAATTCATCATCTTCACGAATGAAGTCACGGATCGGATTAAATGAGTTATCAGCGACTTCTTTTGTTGGCGCAATGATGATCAATTCAGCAGAATTACGCGAATTCAATAACAAAGCCGTCAACATGATGCCCGCTGCGATGGTTGACTTGGTATTTTTCTTTGAGATCAGCAGAAAAAATTCACGAATCAAACGCTTTTTCAGGTCGGGATCATATGCTCCAAAAATTACCCGAACAAACCCAAGCACCCAATCTAATGTGACATCGCCCATTTTAGGACTACCCATCACATCAACCAGAATCAGTTCTTTAAAAATCCGTTCTGCAATATCAGCAACATGCGGAAACAAAGGCTCACATGGCAATAAACTACGTTTTTCGACAATGCGTAACGCCCAGTCTGGGCAGGCAGTTGTCCAGATGGGAGGCATTGCGGTCATTTAACTTCTCAACTGATTATCCAATGTTGCAAACTTCCCACCCTTCGTAGATTGTTTTGCGTCATTTTCCTTTTGTTCTTTTTTTCCCGTTTCAGCGACCTTGCCATGCTCATACGGCAAAGCAGCTTTTGCGGCTTCAATCCGTGTTTTACGATCTATACGCGGATTTTTATAAACATATTGCAAATACTCCAGAGAATTTGTTACATTCTCCATGTCTTTGATTTCAGCAGAAATTGCGGCTTCACCCAAAGGCATAAGGTCAATTCCCCCACCCCCTTGTTTTTGAAGCGCAGCCAGATAGGTAATAACCTCGGGATTTGCCGCTAATTGACTGCCGCGACTCACCGCCGACCCCTCAGAATAGCCAGCCAGAACAGCAGCTTCTTTGTTTGACTTGCCCTGCATTTTGGCTAGGGCAAATGCCTTCATCTTTGCAGTTAAAGCCATTTTTTACCTCATATCATCAAAACGATATAAAAATAATTGTATTTACCTGTTTTTCAAAAATATTTATTTATTTTTACATCAAACAGGAATTTTTTTTGTACGTGAGAGGAGGGGGCGGTGTCCGCTGACCAGGAGGGATTTATTTTTTGATACCCCCCCGCGGGTCTAAAAACGCACCGATTTTGTGCAAAGCTTGAAAGCTTCGAGCATTCATAAATTTAAATTTCATAATCAAGATGTTCCACGGTCGATACGTTGAAATCCTAGTCGTTCTAATTGTTCCACGCTGATTTGCTCAATAGACATGCTTCGATCCATAAACAGAACAGGTTTCCCTAAAACGTCTAAAGATTTGTGAAGCTGTTTAGCAACTGAATGTGCCTCATCAACCGAACTAAAACTCCTGAAGTCACAGCGAACAATAATCATCTGAGCATCAGGACTTATCTGGTCAACTTGAAGATTTAAATCTTTCATCGCTGCAAACCTCGCTTACTTTCTTCCAATGTTTTGATGTCATGGCATGGCTTGCAAAGTGATTGCAAGTTACTCAAGTCATCCGTTCCACCTTCAGCCTGATTTATGATGTGGTCACATTCAAGTTGCATAGTAACTACACCACAGTTGCAGCATGTCCATTCATCACGTTCATGGACTTGCTGCTTGATTCGTCGCCATGCTCGACCACCACGACCACGACCATAATTTTCTTTTTTATCGAGTGTTGGAGTGTTTGCAGTAATCGATGGCAAGCTATTTGTTTTAAGTCTGGGTAATCGCATATCACTTCACCATGTAGAGCTTAACGTCTTGAGTAATTGGCGCAGGCACTTTGGTAATCACAGTACCAATCAATCGGCTATGACAATTGACACACAAGCCTTGCCAGTTGCGGACGTTCCAGAATAAAACAGGATTGTCTTTTGGATCTTTGATATGGGCAACACGCTCAGCAGGAACCAGATAGCCACGCTTATCACAGTCATCACAGTATTGATTTTCTGCCAAATATTCTCTGCATGCCTTATCCCAAACCAGATCACGTTCCGTTTTTGCTGGACGTGATTTGATTTCATTACGCCGATCCAGATATGATTCGTTTGATTGCCGATCTTTACGACGTTTTTCCCAAATGTCTGTCATGTGCAATTACCCATAAAAAAACCGCTTGAAACCCTCTGGGAATCTCAAGCGGTCTATCGACTATCGATAAAAGGATGTCTGTTAAATACAGTTATCCATTGTGTGAAAAAGTAATCTAAAATTGGCTCACCTGTCAAGTAACTTTTAAATTATAAAATCAACTTTTTAGTATTTTTTATTCATTTGATGATCAAGCTTAGATTCAACAATCCCTAATTCATCTTTAAATTCATCTTTAAACTTATTGATCAATACACCCAATTTACGTTGAATCTGCATACGACTAACACCACCCAAGACTGCACGATTACGTTCCGATGGTTTGTAATCCGCAGGCACAGCACACAACTCTACCAACGCAACAAACATAGCTACTGCATGGTCTGGATGATTATCAGCTCGTTTTGCCTCAACAAATGCCAAATGCAGAAACTTGGCTGCGGATTTTAATTGTTCAACATGATTCTGATTAAGCGCGTAGCACTGGAGCAATTTGTTTTGTACTGGTGTTAATCGTGCATAACTCAGCGTTAAACAAGCGTCAGCCGTTGTAAACAAAGGAATACCACCTGATGGCATCGCATCAAGATTCACAGATTTTGGATTTAAAAATCTAAGTAATTTTTCCATTGGATAGCCCTTTTTAAAGCTCAGGTGAACGAGGTGAACGACTTGGGAACGACTTTTTTGGGTCGTTCACCTGATAACTATTTGTTTTTAATTTAAAATTATTCAAAAGTGAACGAGTGAACAAGAAAATACGCGCGCGTGAGAAAATAAAAAAAATAAAAGTAAGGTTATTTAGTATAAGAAATATAAAATTAGTAGAGATATAAAAAAATTTTCTCACGTGCGCGGGAGAAAAGTCGTTCTCTCGTTCACCTGAGAGAGTTATTTTATTATTATTCAATCGCTTATTAGGTGAACGACTAGGTGAACGAGCGTTTTTGTTGTTCCCCTCGTTCACCTGAACAGCTTCACAAGCTATTGTTTTTACATAGCAAAGCGTAGGCTTATGCAGTTTTTTTGTCAAGTACATTAGGAACACTCCTTTCAAACTCGTTAATACATTCGCCATACCAGATATTTGCATCTTTGCCTGCTGGCACAGGCCCTAGTTTTACAACCATCGCCTGACCTTCCTCATGCTTATATCGCCACTTCTGTTTCTCAAGTAACTCTATTCCTTCAATCTTTTTCAAATCCTCAGTAAATTTTCGATAATTATATTTATGCTCCAGTGTTGATGATGCCCACTCCTTATATGCGTCATAGAGCTGCTTTGCCATGCAACTGACACACTTGTACTTGGTCTCACCAGACAACCATTCATCGATAAAAACCTCAATGGAACGCTTACTTGCATTGATTAATGCCCGTTTTGCCTCCGTCAAAGGTGGCTTGTCATGCTTAAAGTCATCAAGCGGCACTTGCATGAGATAAGTGTAAAATGCATCCAGCCCATCGCCTGCAATTTCGGCATAAACCTGTTCACTTAAAGCCTCTGGCAATTTCTTTTCGGGCGCTATCACAAACCAACGTCTAGCCTCGCCATGCAAGGGAAATGGAATATTTTCATTTGATGCAAAAGCCATATTGAAATAAGCAGGGACTTGTTTTTGTGGTCGCTGCTTCTCATTGATCGTGACACTTTTTGCTGTGATTAATGCATTCAGGTATGGTGTGACGTTATATTTCGTTGCATTTGTGGCAATTTCTTCACCAAAAATAAAGGCGGCATTGTTGAGCCAACCGTTAAATTGTGGACTTTCCAATTCTTGAGAGGTAATCACCCGATGATATTTGCCATAAATACCGCCCATGACTTTTTCAAAGAGTGTGGTTTTACCTGATCCCTGAATATGACTTGCCATTAACACCGCACTATGCGCCTTTTGCCCTTCATTTTGCAGTGGATATGCAAGCCACTGAAGTAACCATTGCTCAATATCTAAATCACTGTTGCATAGGCTGTTAATCATTCTCAAAATGCCTGCACATTTTGAGCGCACGTCAAAATATTCAACTGGATTCTGGTCTTGATCTACCAATATGCCCGCTGGATATCCCTCGAATGTATTGATGTATTGGGGATCAATATCGATTTTTCGGGTGGGATCAAATATCAATTTTTCATAATCAATTTCTGCTCGTGTCGGACTTTCAATCCATTTTTTATATTCATGTGGATACATCAATTGAGAAGCCGACCAAGACACCACCCGATTGAGTGATTTATCGTAGATGAATGTTTCACCTTTCAAAAGAATGCAGTTTTTACTCATGTTCGGTGCAATATCTCCAGCACCTTCAATGAGTAATTTTTCAACTTCATCTTTTTCAAGCGTTTTACGACTATCATGTGCATACCAATGTTTAAAAGATTTACCCAGAGTATGCTTTAGAGATGAAATCTTAAATTTATGCTTATTTTTAAGATCAAATGCATCATTACTACATGCAATCACAGCATAACGATCTAAAGCAGCCTTTAATTTTTCAGCAAGACTATTGGAATCGGGCACTCTGAAATCTCCCCCTTCCCCTTGGCTAACCTGCTGACCAGTTTCAAAATCATCATTATGCCCATTCATAGTCGGTGCAAAATCCAGCTTAAGTTCATCATCGGAATAGCCGATACTTGCCTCATTTTCCGACATTTGACCTAAATTCTGGTCGGCTTTAACGAAGGGGTACGGGGAAACAGCAAGAGCAAAATTAGATGAGGCAATTGCCGTTTCGATCTGCCGACGCACCTCTTCTAACCCCGCGATGACATGCAGATCGTTAAAATCAGATGGTGGTTTAGATGTTGCTGGTGGCTGCTCGTTGTTGTCTTCGAGATTCATATATTCTCCACCGTTTCGAATTTGGGTAATACAATAATGCCGCCTGTAGCAGCCACAGCTTTATTCGCAGCTTTGAGACCCGCTTCTAATGTTGCGCTATCATCATCTGCACAGTAAACAAGCTGTAATTCTGGATATTTTGAGCGAATAGCTATACCTACTTTATCGATATTTCCAGACTGAAAAGCGACAATCGTTGTGTGACCTGTGGCTTCGTAAATACTTGCACCAGTGGCATAACCTTCCGCAATACACACAATTTGGTTTGCCGCCAAGATTTCACCGATCACATGAAAACAGCCGTTTATACGTCCACCTGCTAAAAATAATTTGGTTCCATCTGCATGTATTTCTTGTACATTCCAGATCTTACCGTCTATGTCCTGAGCAGATACCAACGCATTGCCTTTGCCATTGATTTTGCAACTATGGTTTTTAATCTGTTTACGATCAAAATAAGGACAATCACGATCAACTGATTTTGCATTCCAGATACGTTCAGCACGTTTTGACGCTGCATCTTGTGCTTTCCGCTCATCAGCTTCAGCTTGTTTCCGTCGCTGTTCCGCTTCTTTCTTCCACTTTTGACGATCCGCTTCGTTAGTTTTCCCGTCACCACTTAATCCCAGGATAGTTCCCACCTCAATAAGAACCTGTTTTCTATCCCAGCCACGTGTACGACCAACCAATTCAAAGCCATCACCCGCACCACAGACGTTACAAATCCAAGAGCCATCGCCTTTTTTGTCATCGCAACGAAAACGATCAACATTTGAGGCTTTAGCGACCGATTTACCAGATACCGATGCTGTCGTATTTACAGCACATATCGGGCATGAGTCATGCTTACTTTTTGAAGATGGAACCGATATACCAAATGAGGGGAAAATCTTAATCTTCCAAAGTCCATTCGCTGAAGCGCGGACTTGATCGAATGTTAGAGCCATTATTGCCCCGCCTCATGATGCAATTCAGCCATCGCCAACAAAGTTGCAGCAATACGAATCAAGTCATATGCCTCTTTACGAATCACCGCCAACTCATCATCAGTAATGACCTTGTCTTCAATTGCAGCTACGATGGATTGAACCAGATCACCATTTTCATGCGCTAATTTGCCGACTTTCAAAATAAAATCAGCATTGGAAAGCACTTCAACCTGCGGTAATTCAAACCAAGCAGCTTTGCCGTGGATTGCACAAATGCTGTCCATAATTCGAGCATCTCTGGTTTCAGATAGAACAGCTTCGAGATGATAAATATTCGCTTTGTGCGTTGACGTCGTTGGGTTTAACGAACTCCGAAATGTATTGATATTAAAAGCATTTTTTTCAGCGATTTGAGCCATTAGGCTGTCGTCATTATGACGATAGACAGCCGCCTTTAATGACATTTCAAGTGTCATGACTGTACGCTCAGTGCGCTCTTTACTTGTCAGTTGCATGTTTAAAATCTCCCAATTCATTCATTTTTTTAGTTTTTATTCAGATTTAAGCTACTTCTAAGTTATAGAACCAGCGGACGATATCTTCATATGAAAACGAGTCATCAGAATTATCAGCGAGTGCTTGCATCAATTCAGGACGCGGGATTTTGTAACGGTGGCGCAGATGACTGCGCAAATATGAAGTTGAAGTCCCACACTTTTGAGCGTATTCATCCAGTTTCGTAGTCCCATTTTCACGATCACCGCGCTCTAAAGCTGTGATGTAAGCTGCAAAATCAAATTTCGGAGCATTTGCCAAAGTCATTTTAAGTTACCTTTTCGGTGATTATTTTTATAAGTTACCTTTTCGGTAACTATAAATCAACTCAAAAAGTTACTTATTAAGAAATTTAATCAACTTTTTTGGCATTTGTATTTTATTTTAAAAATGCGACTATCAGCCGCACCCCCACCTTGGCAAGAGTAAGATGGCTACGATTAACGAAATCAGACGCATTAATGTGCTGAAAGTTTTAAAAGAATTAAAAGACATCTACGGTTTAGAACGTAAAGATTATGCTGACCTTGCAAATATTAATTACAACTTGTTGAACCAATATTTATCTGATAAAGCCCATAAAAATATTGGATCGAAAACAGCAGCTACACTTACTGCACCACTGGGCGTTGAGCCTGAATGGATTGACCAAATTCGCAATGAACTTGAGATTAAGCTTGTCTTAAATCGAAAATTTCAGACGACAAAACCTGACGTTTTACAGCCAAATATACGAGTTGAATCACCCCTAGCTACTTACAAAATGGATGCAAGCTCCTTTAAACTACTGCCTATAATGAAAACAATCTATCTATTTAGAGGTAAGGCGGTGGAGATCGTAGAAAATGATTTAGTAAAGTTTGGTATTGAAATTCAATCGAGCATGATTGACCCAATTGCGTTTGAAATCGCAGGAAGCGGGCATTTAAGACCTTATCGAAATGGATATGTAATACTAGCAGATGCAGGCATTGAGCCTATTTTAAGTGAAGATATTTTAATCAAGACGGTTGATAATAAATATTTCATTGGTGAATATACTTATGAACGTGAATCAGAAATTGAGATTCGTTCAATAGATGATTTTCCAGAAGTTATAAAAAAAGCAGATATTGAAAAAACGTATGCAATTGTTGCTTATTACACTTCAAGAAAAAAATTACCAATCTCACCTTAATAGTATTTTTTGTAAATAAACCACGCGAAATGCGTGGTTTTTTACATTTTTTACAAATTTATTGCGAATAAATAAAGTAATTAATTTTTGACAAAATCACCTTTTAGGTATTGACAAGTGATTCAGGTAACTTATAACCTGTGACCACAAATCACCTAAAAGGTAACTTTTATGAAAAAACATAACCCACAACTAGACCATTTCGACAACATTGTCGTAAATCGTTTATTTGCTCCAGATTTTGCTCAACCAGTACATGAACCGACTGATTTCTATCACGATAAAGCGATTGACCAAATCAAATGCGCCATATCAAACATTGCTCAAGCCCATTCGCAAACTGATTTAATCATTGCAATTGCTCAAGCAAATGCATTCATTGACTCGGCTTATCATCTTGAAATCATTAATTTATCAGAAAAGATAGATTGGGTTGGTAAAGTTGCTGATGCACATACTGATGCAGTGTTGGAGGCTTGAATCATGAAAGCATTTATTAACTGCAAACATACTAAAGAATCTGCATTAATTTTGGCTCAACAGCACTACGAACACGACCAATTCGTACAAGGTACATACGGTGAAGCGGGTGAATACGGCACTACCGAGTTTAAAGGATGCTCAGTTGGCTGCATGGCGAACGGATTACACGGTAACTACCCTGATTTATTCGGAATAATTCCTCAAATTGCATACTTGTCAGATGATATTTTCGAAGGTCTGAATGTTGCTGAATCAAAAGAGTGGACATTACAACTATTTAACTCAATCAAAGAAGGCTCTAACACTCAAGTTGTTTTTCATCGCTTTATGCACTGGCTGCTCGTTGATGAGGGGTGCGGGGTAATTCGATTTAATGATTGCGATGCAATTCGTGACGTAGCGAACTTACATCTTAAAGCAACTACAGAAACAGTTACTCAAGAAGAATGGGATGCGGCTAGGGATGCGGCTAGGGCTGCGGCTAGGGCTGCGGCTAGGGATGCGGCTAGGGCTGCGGCTTGGGATGCGGCTAGGGCTGCGGCTAGGGATGCGGCTAGGGATGCGGCTAGGGATGCGGCTAGGGCTGCGGCTTGGGATGCGGCTAGGGCTGCGGCTAGGGCTGCGGCTAGGGATGCGGCTTGGGATGCGGCTTGGGCTGCGGCTTGGGATGCGGCTTGGGAGAAACATCATCAACTTATGAGAGATAAGCTTATTGAGCTGTTTTCTAATGAGGTGGTCGAATGAAAAATCAAATCCCTTCTATTCAAGCCAAAATCCAAACTGCTGCAAATGCACTGATCAAAGATGCTGTTAATGCCAATCGTGATGACTTTACTGTTTTTGTGGATTTTGCTGGACATGTAAACCATTTGACAATTGAAGTTTACCCTTGTGGTTTTGACACAAAAAAAAATGAAAGATTAAAAAATCCCATTTTTAACGGCTATCTCAAACCGTTTACTTGCGAGTTAAGAGATATCAAGGCATGGCAAAAAATTTTAACGAACTTACTAGAAGCGAGAAAACACCTTAATAAGCTTGTTGCAGAGGAATCAAAAAAATTATGGGAGACAAGCTAATGCAAAAACTCCTTTACGCTTCAATCATTGGACTGCTGTCATCAGCATATCTTTTAGTCAGTATTGTGGAGAAATCATCATGATTAATGTCTCTCTCAATGTCGCACGATCTCAAGAACTGGCCGACCAAGTTGCTGCATTTCTCGCCGCAGGCGGTGAAATTACAGAACTGGCCCACGGAGCCACAGGTATTAAAGAGCCAGACCCAACAAAACCACGTAAAGCACAAGATGCAATGCGTTCGATTATGAGCCGTAGCGTATATGCTGAACGTGCAAATCGCAAATTAAAAACCGAAGCACCTAAAAAAGAAAATGAATATGTCCGTCGCGTCAATTTTAATCGACAAGAACGTATTCGCGCAGAATGCGAAGGTCGTGCTGTCTTCACAGGTGACTGCAAACACCACGGCTTAACTCAATTTCGCTCACAACGCGGTGATCGACATTATTGCTGTGAATGCAAGCGTGTACTAACCATCAAAAAAGATTTGAAACGCAAGCAAGCACGGGAAATTGCACGCAAAAATGTGGAGATGTCAGCATGAACAGAATGATGATTGATTTTGAAACATTAGACGTTGCTGAAATGCCTGTCATTTCAAGTGTTGGAGTTGTTGTTTTTAATGAAAATGGCTTGTGGGAGTGCTATAGCGAAAAAGTAGATCAACAATCTTGTATCGACATCGGCTGCACTATTTCAGCAGATACAGAAAAATGGTGGACCGAACAAACCGAATCGGCACGTAATGCCGCGTTTGGCGGAACTACACCAATTAAAATTGTGATGGAAATTCTGGTTGAGAGATACAAAGAATTAGACTGTGAAGAAATCTGGAGTCGTGGCTCTTTAGCCGATATACACTGGACGAATAATATTTTAGATAAGCTTGGCATAGAAAAGCCATGGAAATTTTGGCAAGAAATGTGTTTCAGGACTTACTTAAAATATGCGCCAATTGTCGAATTTAAACGCACAGGTGAAGCGCATAACGCTTTAGATGATGCAATGTATCAAGCGAAAATGTGGATAGCAGCAAATAAGCAGAATGATGTAAGAAATGAAGTTTATTTTCAGAATATAGCCCACAAACCAAACTTCAGTGACATATTTAAGGCCAGTATTGATTTTAAAAGTAATGACATTCACGTTGAAATCGATTTTATCAAACTTCGGAACGGACATACTGAGCTTAACGTATACTTTCAACATTTTATTAAAATCGATGAAGAATACGAAAAATTAAGCTACAAACGCTTGATTCATTCTGATTATGAATCAGATGATTTATATATTTCAGAAGTGTTAAAAGCGTTCGATTTATTTACTGATGAATATATCTTTAAATCAGAAGATTGGGATGATTCTCATATTAAAAACAATGACATGCCATTTTAGGAGAAACCAATGAAAACTACTGAACTTCTCCAAAATCATGAATTTAGTGAAAAACTAGAATCAGCGTTAAGCGGTCACATTATGTCTGTCTATATTAAAGCCAACTTAAATCCGCCAGTCCCGTACTGGCGTGACAACAGATTTGTTTATGCTGATGCTGCGCCAGAAAAGTACGCAAAACATTTACGTGAAGGTATGAAATTGTTGGCTGAAGAACTAGACAAGCATCAAGAGAAGGGAGCAGAAAAATGAGTAAATACATTACATCTGCTGAAATTTGTGAACGCTTTCGCATCACTAAGCAAACATTGAATCGCTGGGAAAAACAGACCCAATGGGGCCTGCCATTTCCTGCACCTGCACTACCCTCAAACGGTGGATGCATGAAACAATACTTACTCAAAGAAGTGAATCGTTGGGAAAGATTGTGTACTGACAAGTTTAAAACGGCTGTTTAGTCAGCCGTTAATTTTTAAGGTTTCTAATTTCTCAATCCATTTATTATAAATTTCAGCCTGCTCTCTTAAATACTCATACAAATCATAAGTCGACTGATCGTTTGGCAAAACATGCCCGATCATCAATTCATGCAAATCACGATCTTTTGAAATTTTACTAAAATTGGTACGCGCAGTACGTCGCAAGTCATGTAGTGACCAATGCTTCATTTCTGTTTTTTTAAATCTTTTTACCCAGCCAAGCACGCTACTTGGCAATGCAGCCGCTGAAGACTCAGTCATATTCTCTATTGCGCTTCCTGAAACAAAAGCATACTCACCTTTATTTAACTCAAAAAGCTCTTTTATCAAAACTTCAGTTGCAGCAACGATGGGCCTCAAGATCGGCTCATTCGAATGATGTCCTGTTTTATGATTATCAGCAGGCACAGTCCATATTTTATTAATAAAATCGAAATCTGTTTTTTTTGCGATTCTCAGTTCACCATTTCGACACCCATAAATTAAACAAAGCTGCATAAATATCTTATTTTTCTCTTTCAGTCTTGAATATTTCATACACTCATAAAAAATTTTAATTTCATCATCAGACAAGACGCGCTTCCCAACATTGCGAGTTATACCTAAATCCTCTTTGGGGTTTATTTCTGCCAAGACATTACTTTGAATATATTTCCTTTTTGCAGACCACTTTAGCATTTGTTTAATGTTGGCCAATAAATTTTTAGCAACACCCGGACGCTGTTTTGCATGAACATCAAAAAAATCCAGCCACGCCGATGTATCGAGCCGATCCGCAGGAAGCTTGCCGATATTATCTCTGACATGCCGATCGTACATTCCTTTTACCTGATCATGCCGTTTCTTATTTGCAAGACAATACGATTCATACCATTTATCAAATAGGTCATTTACCAAAGTCGGTTTTTCATGAACTTCACGCTCCAGCATTACCTCAATTTTAGGATTTTTACCCTGATCAAGCATCGCGCGTAAACGCTCAGATTCAATTCTGGCATCTTTTAAACTAATATAAGGATATGTGCCAATGTCATGGCGCACAGGCTTTCCAGCGAAGCGGTATCGAAGTTGAAAGACAATCTTGCCTTTTACTGATATTCTTACACTCATTGAATCGCGGTCAGCAACTTCTTCAACTTTTTCACGTGCTTTACCGTTATTTGCTTTAAGCCATGCTTCAGTCAGAGCCAT